GGCCTAACATTCAGGCTTCGTTCTCTCGTCCTGTTATCGTGAATGGCAAGCAGCGAGCAATGTTGGAGTATGGTATCGACTATGTGGTCGGTGAAGCGAAGCTACCTTCACACTTCCGTCGACCACGCTACCCTATTGCCTATGCTAAGCACTCGGTCATCTTTCGCAATGGTGCGCACCTTCAATTAGTATCTTCTGACCAGCCTGAGAGTGTCGCAGGTCGTAATGCCGTGCATGCTTTCGTCGAGGAGATGAAGCACAACAGTGGTGAGAAACTAAAGTCACGCCTTTTCCCTTCTCTACGTGGTGGTTCAGCGGACATCCGTCGCTCTGCCTACTATGAAGGTGTGACGGGTGTGAGCGATACGGCACGTGTCGACCTTGGTGAAGATGATTGGTTCGAAGAATACGAAAACAAGATGGACCGACAGCTCATCGAGGAGATAGCCAGTGTTTCACTTGCTATCAATCAGTCGCTCTATAAGCAGTTTATGCTTCAGCAGGACCTTCGTAACACAAAAAATCCTGTCACGATGGAGAAGATAAGACTGGAAAATGAACGCCTTAATGCCTTTGTTGCCCGATGGAAACCACGATTAGCAGATATGCGAAGGAACGCAATCTACTATATCCGTGCTTCATCGTTTTGTAATAAGGACATCTTGGGTCCTAAGTTCTTCAAGACCCAGCTCGACACCCTCGATATGGACGAGTTCCTCACCGCCATCTGTGCTATCCGCCATAAGGAAGTTACCAACAAGTTCTTTACAAGCTATGACCACGAGCGACACCAATTTAAGGACAGCTACATATACGACCAAATATTGAAGCTGAACCTTAAAGACCACTTCACGCTCACCGCACGCTACCTTCGCCACTACGATAAGCGCGAGCCTCTGTACATAGGTTACGACCCTGGTAATTTTCAATCGCTTATCGTCGGGCAAAAAAAGGAGTACGGCAGTCGCTTCGACATCATCAAGGAGTTTTGGGCTTACATACCTGACGACCAACAGGACCTTGCACAGCAGGTGTATTCATTCTTTGGAACCGATGCTGTGAATAAGGTTATTCATTTATACCCCGACCGTGCTGGTAACAAGACACGTGAGGAATTAGAGCAGATAACGACTGACTCACTAACGATGAAGGCAGCCTTAGAGAGTTACGGCTTTTCAGTTATCCTTTACAACGACGGTGCACCTACTATCTACCACTGGCAGCAGTTCCGTCTTTGTCAGTTGCTCTTTGGCGAGAAACTTCCTTTGCTCCCGAAGGTGCGAATAGATGAGAACGAATGCCCTAACCTTTGCAGTGCAATTTTGATTAGTCCGTTGAAGAAAACCAACGGTAAAATAGAACTCGACAAAGCTTCAGAGAAGAAGGAGGAACTGAAACGACGACCAGGACTAACAACGCAGCTCCCAAGTGCGATGATTTACCTTTTATATGGTCTTTATTCCGACCTAATCAAGAAGGAATTAAGCAGTTATCCCGATGATTTGCCCGAAAATCTCACTATTTAACGGCTAATATTATAGCGAACGTTGTTTAAAAAGTGTCTGAAAATCGACAATAACGGGGGTTATTTACATAGGTAAAAAACTTACTTTGCTGTGTTTCAGTGGTTTGCGTCTTGAAAATCAAAATCAAAAATAAACAAACGACCGAAATCACCACGCACCGCTGATTTGAGGAAAAGAGGTGCAACGTTCCAAAAGTTGGGAAATATGACGGGGAGGGATAAAAATCGTCCTTTGTTCCCACAGCGATTTTCAGTAATTTCGCACGTAATGGAGAAGGCGATTGAATTGAACGGCATTGATGCAATGCAATGGGCAAGGGAAATAAGCAGAGTACCACAAGGTGACTTCACTATCTGCTTCTTCCCCTACTCTCGCTCACAGGGTATGGCAGGCGAGCAGATGGTAGTCAAGGAACATTGCAAGTACCGCACTCAACTACCAGAGGAGCGTTTCAAAGTCGACTCCGAGAACTACTTTCTCTTCGAGGATCAAGAGGGAAACCCTAAGATGTGTTATCGTATCCTCATCAGATACATGGGCTTCCCACAAGACGGATATAAACTACATAAGATAAATTGGTTATGACAGATAGTATTGAACTGCACGGCAACGCTGGACTCTACGTCATGGACGGCAACACCTTCTCCTTTCAGATTGGAGAAGGAAGGGAACTGTCGACGAGCCCAGGGCTACTCGTACCACAGGGTCAGCAGACTTGCCTACATGAACACCAGTGGATGAGTGTGAATGGATACCAGGTGTGTATGCGTGGTGTGAACAACGCACTGTGTGAAGAGGTAACGATGGAGATAAAGCAGAACCGCCTGCTGCCTCGCTTGTATAGCAAGGAGATTAAGATGCTGTATGGTAACGGACCTTGCGCTTATATACAGACAGTAGAGAATGGTAAGCTACGACGTGAGTACACCGCACTACCAGCGTGGGATGAGTGGATGAACTCATGGCAAGAGCGTGGTATGGAAACATCCGCACAGGAGTTCGCTAAGACCTGTATCAAGAACTACTACTGGTTCGGAGATTACTTCGTTAAGTGGAGGTTCTCACGTGGTAAGCGTATCGGTATGTTGCCAGTTGCTGGACTTGAACCATTAGAGAATAAGCACTGCCGTCTTGCTACCACTCGTAAGGATGTGGCATACGATCAGATTAATTATAGCGACTTCAATAACGTAGCTGTAGGACGGTGGACATACGGATTAGGCAATTACAAGATATACCCTAAGTTCGCATTGTCAGAAGTTGACAACTATCTCTTCGCTGCCGTGTCACACCACCGTGAGAAATCAGTCGATGAGTTCTACGGTGTGAATGAAACCCACCAGGGCGCACGTCCATATATTCAAGGTAGCAACAAGACCGCCTCTTATATTAACTCCTTCCTACGTAATTCCCTTGCAGCGAAGATACACATCATCATCCCGAATGCGTGGGTGTCAAGCAAGCGCAATCAGCTGATGAAACTATGCGAAGAGAATAAGATACGCAATTCTAAGAAGCAGGAGTTAGTTAAGTATAACGGTATCAACATCGGAACTGAATACCGTGAATCGCTGCTTGTAGAGTATATGCGATTGGAACTTCGCAAGATAGGCGACTATCTGAGTGGTGCTGATAACCAAGGCAAGGCTTACTCTTCTATTTCGTTTATGGACAGTTCTGGCAACGAGCAGCAGTGGAGAATCGAGACTATCGACCTTAAGTATAAGGAATATATCGAATCTTTGATTGCGTACGATAAGCGAGCTGAAGAAGCCTTACTGTCAAGCGTTGGTTTGGATGCATCTATCACAGCAGTTAGTAAGGATGGTGTTATCAGTAAGTCAGGTTCTGACGCTTACTATAACTACCTTATATATATAATGTCGCTTACTCCAGAGGATGAGATATGTGCAGAACCGTTTAATCTCGCTCTTCGATTGAATTTCCCAGACCTCTATAAGCAGGGTTATCGTATAGGCTTCTATCGTGAGGTTCCTCAGCGACAGGAAGACGTCGCACCGAAAGACAGACTAAATCAGCAGCAGTCATGAAGAATGTATTAGTAGATATTTTCAAGGATTTTGGTTCGTTCAGCAAGTACGCACCTGGTGTGGAGACGAATATGGACCTGAACGACCTGCTTTCGTCAGGTATTACCGCTCGCAAGCGTGTTGAAACCATCATCACCGCAGAGGTGTTCGATGCAATCATCAGCAGTTCCGACGAAACACTCACAGAACCCCTACGTTCTGCTGTGGCGAACATGACAATGGCGTCACAGTTGATTTTCGACAGTATCAACCGTAGGAAGAACCATGTCGACGTGTATAAGTACGAGGTGGAAGGGATGAAGCGTGCGTATATGGACAATTACTACAATGCGATGGATTCTGTCATCCAACGCTTGATGTCTGCCGAGGTTACGAGTGAAAACACCGATTCCCCAGCTGCTTTGTGGCGAAAATCACGATATTACAAGATTATAGATAGTTGTAAGATTAAGACCACCGAAGCGTTCGACTCCATCTATCCAATAGACCTCTCTTACTTCTTCTTCTTCCGTATTCTCCCTTTGCAGAAGGAAACGCTCGACGAACGTCTGTCTGCTTACTACGATAGACTCACGGATGATAACCGTGAGCGTGTAGAGCCAATATTGACGCTTGCCCTGCTCAAGAAGACCGTTGCAAAGTCGCTCCGTCGCTTCGACATCTTGGAGTTTCCTCCTACTATCCGTAATCTCTTCGATGATAGTCACGCTTCACGCACAGGTAAGGACGAACACGATGCTGCGCTTGCTCTTGCCGATCGGCTCGACCTCGAGGCAGAGGAACTCATCTCGAATGCTGATACGCTGCTCTCCACTGATGCTTCAGTAGACTTCTGCTCTAATTCAGCGTATAATGATCCTAATGATAATATTATAATGTTGCCATGATGAAGGATATTGAATTAATATATAAAGGTGAGACTCATAGCATTCCTAACCGTTGGGATGCTATGAACTATCGCCAGTTCATCCGCCTTGTGGGCGACTTCCTCCGTATGGCAGCAGGCGAACTGTCCGCTGGAGAGGTTCGGATTAACTGGTTATGCGACATCATGGGTTGGGATAAGCGTAAGTTTCATTCAGAGGAACAGATTGCGAACCTCGTAGCAATCTCCGAGCAGCTCACGTTCATGTTTCAGATTAACTACCCTGATAACAATAGCGTGCTGGATGGTGTTGATGAGGGTACTTACGAGTTGTGCCGTCGTGTAGATCCTTATCGCTTGAATATTCCGCTTGCACGTGTGCTGCGCCGTCTCGACTATCAGTACGTAATCGACCTCTGCTTCTGTGCGCAACTCATCCCTTCTATTCGGATTGGTGAGCGTACTTATCATGGATATAGAATTGAGACAGGATACGGAATGCTCACCTGCTCGCTTACTGCCCTTCAGTACATCGAAGCACAGGAACTCATCGAACGAGGAGAGGAATCACTGCCCCTGCTTGCTGCTATTCTCTATTATCCAGAGAAAGAGTATCATTCTGAACGTGCGCACGAATTGGCTAAGGTGTTCGCTCGATTACCCATCGAAACACTCACGGCAATCTCTTTTAATTTCCAAGCATTCAACAACTATCTATTCAGTAAGACTTCATTCTCTCTGTTGTCTAAGTTCACTCATAAGCCTAAGCAGCCTATCACTACAGATGCCTCTGATGCGCTCTACGACCTTTCCAAGGAGGGGCTTGGCAACGCAAAACAGATAGAACAGATGAACGTACTCACCTATCTGAAGGTGCTGCGCAAGAAAACCATTGATGCAGTTAAGGACATGAAGGGCTTTGGATGGGATAAGGCGAAAATCAGTGAGGAGGTGGGGCTGCCCATTTCTGTTATTAATAAGATTATATAACACATATGATTCACGCTTCTGACACATATGTATCAGTGTCGTGACACATACGAGTCAGTTCAACGGCTTTCAATAGCCTCTTTTAAAACTCTATTTTTTCAAGATGATAAAGGACCAATTTCTCTACTTTGCGCAATACCCTTCCAAGGAGGGTATCCGTGCTATACTTACGAATGGATCGAGTGATTTTCCTGGTTACAACGAACTGTCCGCTTCGCTTGATCATCTTCCCGATATGTCGCGCATTCCCGAGATCCGCAACTATATTTATGGACAGTCGTTCGACGAGCTGAAGCAGCGCATCGATAAGCTGGTAGGCTCCTTCCTGTTCGTAGACTATGGCGAACTGAATATGTCAGCAGATGGGCGCAATTCCTATCAGGTTACACAACGTATCGCTATCACTGTGGCGAACAAAATGACGAACCGTGCGGACGCAGCTGAATACATGCTTGCATCTGACAATACGCTTCGCCTACTATCCGAGATTCATGCATGGATGATAGCTGATGCTGAAGAAGGCAATATCGACTGGGTATCTCGTGGCGAGCTCGATAAAGCGGAGTTCGTTCCTTTCGTAGCGACAGAACTGTCCTCCGTCGGATGGACGCTGATGCTCTCTTGTGTTGCTCCAGACACGCTCTCCACTCACCGCCTAAGTCGGTCCTTTGTTCAGAAAATGCAATAAGCTAATTTTGTATCACATTTAAAATAGGACAAACAATGAAAAATCTACCAATGATATCAATCGTCTCTCTACCACTCTCCGTTGTGGTCAACGTCTCTCAGTTCCTTTACCAGGACTGGGAATTCGCAGTATGGATTAGCGTCGCTGTCATCATCGACACCATTCTTAGTGTGTGGAAACATTTGCTCCACAAAGATGCCTCCAGTGAGGCGTTCTGGAGTAAGTTCAGTAAGAAGATCATCATCTACATCCTGTTGCTGATCCTCTCTAATATTCTTGCCAATTTCAAAGTAAATGGCAGTGTCGTTGGAGCAACTCATTGGGTAGGAACCTATATCTGTGTATTCATGATGGTCCGAGAATGCTTCTCCTGCGTTGAGAATATTCAAGCCATCTATCCTATATTTCCAACCTCATTCGTCCGTCGGCTGAAGGACTTCAACGATAAAGGCGAATACATAAAAAACGACTAATCATGGCAACAGAAGCACAATGCGCCTTTGCACGCAATATCTATGCAGCAGCTAAGAGGGCTACTGACATCGCTCCCGAATTCGTCACGGCACAGGCTATCCTCGAAAGTGGATGGGGCAAATCACGTATAGGCAAGTTTAATCTCTTCGGAATAACCCGAGGGAGTAACTGGAATGGGCATACGGTTCTCACGCTCACTCACGAATACTTTAATACTCCTACTCGCACGTTCCCTGCTCCGGAGAAGGTTGTTTCAGTAGTGAAGAGCAAGACTGGGGATAGATGGTATTATTCCGTTTATCGACTCTTCAAAGACTTCGACTCCCTTGAAGAGTGTCTTCGTGAGCATACACGCATTTTGCAGAAATCTTGCTATTCTGACGCCTGGCCCTATCGTAAGAATGCAGAAGAATTCGTTCGTCGCATCTGTGACAACAAGGGGTGCAAGTATGCGACATCTCCTGCCTACCAGCAGCAGATGTTACAAATGATAAAGATAGTACGTACTATTTGTCAGTAGCCTATGTTCACTCAGATCAGGTTTAAACTACAGATCCTTACATTCGCTCTTATGCTGGTGTCTGCTGGTCTCGCCCTGTTCGCCTTTATCGCATACCGCAACATGAAGGCTGATCGAGACCGTTTGAAGGAGAACCAGAATATTCTCCTTCACAAAGGAACTGTAGAAATCAAGCAGACGAATACAGGGCTTAGTCAGGCTTCAGTTCCAGCGCTGACGCTCCGCTCGTCAGAGTTCCGTCAGAGTGGAGATACACTACTGCAAGTCGCTAAGTCAGCAGGAATAAAGACTTCTCGTATTACTGAAGTAGCGACAGCAGCAGCAACAACTTCTGTGGAGTTTAAGACGAGAGTGTTTCGGACAATAGTCCACGATACCGTCCGAGATACAGTTACAAGAACTCAGACTACTATCTTGCCCTCACGGCAGCTTCAGCTCTCCTGGAATGACCCGTGGGTCTCTTTGTCAGGAACTATAACAGATTCAATATTTCACGGCTCGATAACCTCGGTCGATACGCTCGACATCATTGTTCACCGAGTTCCTAAGCGATTCCTCTTCTTCCGCTTCGGATGTAAGCAGGTACGTATGGATGTCGTTAGTCGTAACCCACATACACAACTTACCTATGCACGGTTTCTTCAACTTATTAAGTGAATGTTTTCATAATGTTTTTTAGTTAATTAGGTTTCTTAGATTGTTTACGATGACGGGGCTGGCGCAGTGATGCGTTGGCCTCTTTTTATATCATAATTTAGCAGTAGATAATTACTGCTAAACTGCTGATTATAAGGGCTGTAGTACTTGCACGTTCCTCATTATAGTGTTACCTTAGCAGTACAATTAGAAACAAGGAATATTCTAAAAACAAAGATTATGAACGAGCAAATTCAAAGCATTCTTAACGAGAACGGAACAAAGACTTCAAAGATTCAGAAGCTCCTCACCCTCGGACTTACACGCAGACAGGTAGCTGACCTTGTAGCTAACGGAAACTACGGATTTGTACAGAACGTCTACAAGCGAATGATGCAGGGAATGACGCAGAGTGCAGCACAGGCAGCAGCGACAGTTCTTCCACAACTCGATTACACTTTCAACCGCAACTTCGGCATCGAGATTGAAGCTTACAACTGCACAAGAGAACGCCTTGCAAGAGAACTTAACGCAGCAGGCATCAGAGTACAGGTTGAAGGCTACAACCACACGGACCACGCTGACCATTGGAAGCTGGTGACTGACAGCAGCCTCCAGGGCAACGACACCTTCGAACTTGTTAGCCCAATTCTCCACGGAGAACAGGGAATTGAGGAACTTGAAAAAGTCTGCTGGGTCCTCGACCTCTGCAACGCTAAGGTTAACGACTCTTGCGGACTTCACGTCCACATGGACGCTGCTGAATTCGACCTTCATACTTGGAAGAACCTTATAATTACTTACAAGCGCCTTGAGAAGGTAATTGACAACTTCATGCCACAAAGCAGACGCGACAACCGCTACTGTCAGAATCTTACCTCCATTTCTGAAGCAACTATCAACCGAGCTTCTAATATTGGCGAACTTAGAGCAGCTTTTGATTACAACCGCTACCACAAGATTAACCTCGAAGCCTACGCACGCCACCGCACGGTTGAGTTCCGCCAACACGGAGGTTCAACGAACTTCACAAAGATGTCTGCTTGGATTCATTTTCTCGCAAAAATGATTACCTTTGCAAAGCAAGGCAAGGTGCAAAACAACACCACCCTTCAGAACGTTCCTTTCCTTACCGAAAGCGAAAAGTTATACTTCAGATTGAGAACTAAAAAATTAGCAGCATGTTAACAACCTACAGGCTGAAGGATGGCGACAAAATCGTCGCCACCTCTCCAGCTGATTTCCTCCACCAACTTCGCACAGGCAGTCGCTTCGATAGCGAAGGCACAGATGCAGAATATATGGTGCGCTTTGCTCACCGCTTACAGGAACTCGAGGGCTACCTTGTTTCCACTAACAGCCCTGATGCTTTCCTTGCCGACCTAATTAGCAACGGTTTCGTGACCGTTGAAAAATAAAACACGAGGCTCGTTTCTTTGTAGCCGTAGCAGTTTCCGAGCTGTTACGGCTCTTTTATGTCAAGTAAGGTGTATCCATTTCTGAAATGCTCGAAGTGGTTATCAATAGTTATCAAGCTCGTTAAGTTCTTTGAAGAGTTTTTTAACTCTGTTGCCATGGTGATAAAAATCATCATGGCTTTTTAAATGTTAAATATTTAATATTTCTACGATTTTTTATAGTAAATATTTGCGTACTACAAATATTTGTAGTACCTTTGTATTGTCAAAAGAAAACAATGAGTATATGAAACAGAAAAAAGAAATGATGGAGGTAACACCCGAAGAACGGGAACTCCTCGA